GGCAGCACCCCCAACGAGCTGTACCCCTGCCTCCGCACCGGTCCGCAGGGCTGCCGAGGTCACGCTGCGCCGCGCGTTGTTGATGAAGTGGCCTGCCACGCCGGCCGTCAAGGCATCAAAGATGCCAATGGCCATGCCTCGCTTGGCTGCCTTCTCGCGTGCTGCGGCCATCTTTACCGGATCACGCAGGAACTGACCAACTGCGTAGGCATCGGTGGGGTCGACACCTGCATCCTGCATACTCTCAGAAATGCTGGCACCGAACTCAGTAAGTCCGGACCCGCCGCCAGCAGTGGCAGCGGTCAGCGCCCTGCTGCCGCCACCCGTTGCGACCGTAAGGCCGAGCGTAGGAGCGCCCATACCGATGGACTGCCCTAACGTCACCGCAATCGCTCCCAACGTATCCGTGCCGCCCGCATACAGTTCCTTGGCTGCAGCGGCAAAACCGTCGGCCTTGTTCGCGCGATCAAACGCAGCGAATCCTCGTTCGGTGCTAGCGTTCGTCCTCTGAGCAGCCTGGGCCTTCCTCTCTTGGTCCGCGAGGATTGCGGCGTCCTCCGCCGACCTGTCGGTGCTCAGTCGCCCCGTGGATGGATCCACGACCGCCGGTCCTTGCGGAAGCCACGACAGCGCGAACCCCTTGCCGCTCTGGTAGCCACCCACAATCCCGCCGATCACCTGTTGCAGGATGTTCGGCTCCGGTGCCGCTGACATCTGACCGGAAACGAGCGACCGGGTGTAGGCCGACAGCTTCGGCGCCTCATCGCTGGCCAGGGCCATACGGCGCGGGTCGGACAGGAACTCAGCCACATGCGGAGATTCTTCGCCTGCAGCGACTACCTCCTGCCTCCGCGCGTCTTCCTCGAAATCACCCAGGTTCTCGGACACGACCCCGAACGGCTGGCCAAGCCGATCGCTCAACTGGTTCGCGCGTGCCGCCTGGTCGGGGTCATGTCGGACCCCGGTGAAGGTAGACGCAAGGCTCTGGCGACGCTCGCCGGCTACTTCGTCAACAATGTCCAGCCAATCACGATCGGCCATTACTGCTCCCTTGCGCCGCTACGGCGTGCTTGCATTTGCTTGTAGACGCCCTGCGTGACCTCGGCGTCGGTTGGGGTGCGCTGGTACCTGCTGCGATAGGCCGTGATGAATGCCTGCCGGTCCGCTTCGGAGAACTGCAGCTCAGCGCCAGCGGCGCGGCTGTAGATGTCCGTCCCTCCCGGCAAAAGGCGGGCGGTCAGTCCGTCCTGCGACCAAAGGGCGACGGAGCCGGTCTGCTGCCTCTCGGCAAACTGGCGGGCGACTGCACGCACCAGCGCGTCCGCTTCAGTGGGAGATGGCTTCTTCCCTGCCTCCTGGGTTCGCGCCGTGAGCGCGTTCTGGTACGCGATCCGGAACTCACCACGCTGGCGCTCCCGCGCTTCCTTTGCATCCTTTCCGCCCTTACCTGCTGGGTCACCAGCAGGGTCCAGCCCCACCATGCGGAAGCCGGAGTTCACCCGGTCGCTCTCGCTCATGTAGTCGGCGCGCTTGGTCGGGTCGTTGGCCTTGGTCTGGTCCTCGGCCAGTGCCTTCAGGGTCTTCCCGCTCAGCCTGTCGGCGTATTGCCCGAGAGCCAGCCTGGCGAACTCCGAGGGCTGCAGCGCCTGCATTCGGTGCAGCCGGTCGAGCGTGGCCGGGTCGTCTTCGATTACAACCCCTTCGGAGATCAGCTTCCGATACCGGTTGATGGACTCGCTGAGGCTGGAATCCTGGCCGACCAGCGCCAGCTCGGCCGGCGCCAGGACTTGCGACAGCGGCACGCTTGCACCGGCCGCGGTCACCTTGTCGTAGATCGACATTGCCGCCTGCTTCTTGGCCTGCTCGGTCCGGTCCTTGCGCTGGGCAATGATGTCGCGGAGGTAGCCCTCAGCCGCAATACGCAGATCAGGCGGCGTATCGCGGGGAATAGCCGAAGCCGCCTCGGCAAACGTGGTCGGAACAGATCTTGCTGCAGCAACAGAGGTGGTGACACCGGACCCCTGCCCCCCTTGTGACGCCCACCGAGCCGAACGGCCCATGACCTGCCGCACATACAGCGCCGTCTTGGGGTTCTGCGCCGACCGGCCACGGTTCACGACCGCATCTGCGCCGCCCTCACCGGCGAAGTGCGCAGCGATAGCGAATGCCCTCCCCCCCTTGGCCAGCCGTTCGCGGTACTCGCGTGCAGCACGCCGGGCCGAGGCGGTGGCGTCCTTGCGATCAATGCCGCCGGCGCTGGTTGCGCGGTACTGGAATAGCCCCGTGGCCTGGTCGCCGTCGTCCAGCACCTCTTTGTTTACGGCATCGGCCCTGAAGCCTGATTCCTGCTCGGCCAGGGCGTACAGGTCGGCGCGGCCTGCCGCATCCAGCCCCTCTGCCGCCGCGGCGTCATCGATGGCCTTGGCCACCGCAGCGGAAGGAACGCCGCGTGCTGCTGGTGCCGGCAGCGGCTCGGCAGCGCCGCGTCCATCGGCAAGGGACTGGGCCAGCTCATAAGCTGCCCGGTCCTTCACGACCGGGTACAGCGTGCGCTCGACCTGCGCCCGGTCCTCCGGGGTCATCTGGTCGGCATAGCGGTGGTAGTAGTCCTCGGCCGCGAACGGGTCGCGGGTGGCCATGGCGGCCGCCGTCTGCTTACGGACCGACGACACAATGCCGCGCTCGCTGGCCTTGATGGCCTCCGCGCCCAGCCCCTGCGCCTGGTAGGAGGCCGAAGCGATGCCGATGGCTTCCTGCAGGCGGGTGTCGGCCAGGCCAAAGTCACCGGACATGCCCGCGCTCACGGCATCCTGCCCAATGTTCTCGATCGTCGCCTTGTGCTCGGCGGCCTCGTAGGCGCTGTACTCGCGGTCGGCGTAGCTGTTCAGCCGGCCCTGGACCGAGTCGCGGAAGGAGAATGCCACTTGGTCGAACCGCTGCTGCTGATCGGCGGAGAGCCGGGAACGGATGTCGTTCACCCGCGTATCCAGATCGCCGAGCAGCGCATCGTGCGCCTGCAGCGCGTTCTTCCCCTGGTACTTGGCGATTCCATCCGCGTTGGCGGGGTTGAACGTGCTTCCCTCCCATTCGGACAGTTCGCGCCGCGCCTGCATTACGGCCGTCAGGTCGGCCTTGTCCTTCTGCTGCTGGGCAAAGTCGCCGGCAACCTTCCCGACCACGCCCACCGTGCGCTCCAGGGGCGACAGGTCGACCCGGGCGGTATTGCGCACCTGCGGACCCTGCTGCAGCTGGACCTGCGGCCCAGGCGTGCGGGGAATCAACTGAGCCATTACGCCCACCCTCCCATACTTGCTCCGTTGTTGATGGTGCCGGTCGTGCCGCGCCCGACACGCGACCGGCCACCGCTCCGGTTGCCGTAGGCGCTGTAGGCCTGCGTGCCCGCTTCAGCGAGCGCACCCAAGATGGTCCCGGTTGCGCGCGCGTTCCCGCTCCATCGGGCGAGCGCGCCCTCGTTGCGGTAGTTCCCTGCTTGGGCGTTGAAGCCCCACGCCTGCCGTGCCGCGTTCATGCGGATGGTCTGCTGGTCAACCTCACCGAACAGGGCGGCCTCGCCCATCAGGTCGGCCGGCGTGCCGAACGTCGGATCGAGATTGTTGGCAGCGATCGAGGCCCGCTGCTGTCCGATCAGCGCCCGGGTCCGCCATGCCTGCTGTTCCGACTCGCGCGTGGCCATAGCGTTCGTCGCATCGGCATCGGCCTCCGCCAGACGCGCGTTGTTCTCGGCAATCGCTGCATTGGCCTTGCCCTCCTGCCGCTGGATGTGGGCCTGCGCGGCGCCCGTGATGACCGTTGAGGCGATCAGTGCAATGGAAGTCGGTTCACACACCGGCTTTTCTCCAGAATGGAATGAACGGGAGCCCATCAGGGCCGACCGTGAGGGGTTCGAGGAACTGGAATCCAAGCCACCGCAGCCAGCGCTGGGCCGGCTTGTTCCTGGCGTCGACGGCGTTGAACAGAAGCGTCGGGAACCGCTCCTGCATAAGCTCCACTGCAGGGGCCGCGACGCGCAGCAGCTCCTTCTGCGCGGACCAGCTGCGCAGGTCAGTGGTACCGATCATCCAAGGCGTGCCGATGCCGCCCAGGATCGAGTACGGCGAGGCACCGAACATGGCCACTGGGCGTCCATCCAACAGGGCGGTGGTGGCATCCACCGTCGTGGCCAGGCCGCGCGTCAGCGCCTCAGCGGGCGTGGTGCGGGAAAGCGCCCACAGCTCGTCAATGTCCTGGCGGCGAGCGCGCACGGCGATCTCGCCGACGTGCGCCGGCTCAGCGGGTACCAGTACGGCGCGCATCAGTCGGAGATGGCCACTTTCGGGACGATGGACAGGATCTCCATCGGCAGCGGGTCGTCGCTGAAGATGTGCACGTGCCCGCAATCCTCGCCCCAGCGGGCGGTGATGTTCTTCCTGAAGGCGCCGGTATGCGCGCTGGTGGGCTCGTCGTAGTCCTCGAACTGCCGCTGGGCAATCGGGTCCAACGCATCCAGCGAACCGCCGACATACACGCCGCGGGTGTTGCGCACCATCAGGGAGATTTCGAACCCAAGTTTCTTCATCACCCGCAACGCTTCACCGCTGGCGCTGTTGATCTCCAGCGTCTCGATGTGTGCGCCATACGGCAGGCCGACATGCACCACGCCGCCCGGGCGCTGCAGCTGCACCTTGCCGGCCGCCACCACCAGGTCGCGCTCCACGTTGCCGTCGACCAGCGCAAACACGGTCCGGCCTTCCAGGTGCAAAAGGCCGCCGATGCTGTCGCGCTGCAAGGTCCACTTCAGCACCGCAGCACCCCGTAGCGCTTCCGGCACCTGGCCAATGCTGCGCACCTTCACCGTCGTAGTGCTGATGAACTCGATGATGATGCACCGCACCTGCTCGCCGCCAAGTTGCAGCAGCAGGCCATCGCCGACATCGCTGGCGCCGGTGAACACCGTGAGGCTGGCCGTGGCGGTCAGCTCGTCTGCCTCAGTCCACGTGGCGCCGGTCAGGGTGATGGTTGTGGCACCCGTATTGCGGCCGTCGTAACTCAGCATGCTGTCCAGGTACTTCCAGTCCAGAATCTCCGGCTGCCGGGTGGGCGCCTTCTGCTCGATGTACTGCCGCACCTGGCCGTTGATCACGCGGCGCACCAGCGCATAGGTCTGGGTTTCGTCCATCCTCGGCAGGCAGCACACGTCCAGCACGCGGTCCTCCCCGATGTCGGGATCCAGCGTGTTGCGGCCGGTGTCATGCCGGTGCCAGCCGCTTACCTCCTGCTCGGGCAAGTAGGTGCAGCCCACCAGTACGCCGTCATCGCGCACCAGCCAGACGATCTGCCACGGCGCGGAAGCCTTCTCGATCCACCGGAAGCTGTAGCCCTCCACCAGGTGGTCGGCCCAGATGCTGATCTCGCTGCCCCGGAACCCATCCTTCTCGAACTGGTAGGCCAGATCGCGTACCTTCTGCCCCTGCTCCTGCAGCAGGATGGCCGACTCACCCAGCGCCCGGGCCGGCACATTGCCGATGCCGTAATAGGACTGCGGCTTGATGCCGATGGTGCTGGGGGTGACCACATCATCCTGCCCGCCGGTCACCTTCCACTCGCCACCGGTGGTCAGTACCAGCAGGCTGTCCAGCGGCACCAGGTCGCGGATGGCGTTCACCTGCCGCGCGTTGATGGTGAAGGACACCGCATCGCTGTCCACGATCGGCGAGCTGCGGCCGAAGTTGTTGTAGTCGCCGATGTTGGATGCCCACACCGTCTGCGGATCGCCCGGCGTGCCGGCGAACCAAATACGGTCGGCATAGAACTCCACCTCGCCCGGGTAGCCGTAGCGGTAGGACCAGGCGCCGACCGCCCACACGTCGGTACCGCCATTGGCTCCCGCGGCGAATTCCTTGACCACGATGTTGTTGGTGCCTGCCGGCGGCGCCTCGTAGAACGTGATCTGCCCGGTGGTGGCGTTGATCGTCCAGCCCTGTGCCATTACATCGCCTCCGTGGTCGTGCTGGTACCACCGCGGCCGATGCCGCCGGTACTGGAGCCGCCGGTACCACTGCCGCCGGGGTAGTACGGGTTGGACTGCACGGGGATGCCGTTGATGGTGACTGTGTAGTCCAGGTAAGAGCCGCTACCGGCACCGGTGATGGGGAACACCTTGACGGTGCCGTCACCACTGAACGTCCACGGGCCGCCCACGGGTGCCGGCGCGGTGCCGACGATGCTGTCCGGGATGCGCTCGATGACGGTGGCTTTCACCACGTAGGCACTGACGAACTCGGTCACCTGCAGGATGCCGAAGCCGCCATGCACGTATTCCCACTCCACGCCGACCGCGTAGGAGTTCACCCCGTCGTCCTTCACGTCCTGCGGGCCATCGAAGGCCCGGCCCACGTCATGCACCGGACGCTGAGCGCCGCACACGTAGTACGGCGCACCCTTGCTGCCCTTGTCGCTAGGCAAGGACACGCAGCGGTATACCTTCTGGTCGCTCCGGCGCAGCACACCCAGCGCGGGATTCTTCTCGGCCGCCACCCACGGCTTGACTGATCGCAGTTCCTTTTCCTCGACGTACAGCAGCGAGCCAACCATTTCCGGAGTGAAGGTGGACACGTTGACCGTCACGTCCACTACCCCCTGCGTACCAGACACGGCCATCACCGCAGCTTCATCGGTGTTGAACGCGCGGAACGGCCCGCGGCGGAACTCGAAGTTGCGCAGCTCGAACGTGGTTGCGGTGAGCCGGCGCAGCTCCTTCTGCGGGATCCACGGGTGCACCAGGTACATCACATCCGCCGACTGGGTGAACCGCACGTCGTAGATCATGCTGCCCGTGTACGGCGTGGCCACCTCAACCGGCTGGCCAACACCGTCGCGCAGCAGCACGCCGTCCACCCAGAAGCGGAAATAGCCGTCCCCCATCTCGATCAGGTAATTGATCTCGGTGGAGTAGATGAAGGGGATGAGGCGGGTGTCGCGGTCGTGGTGCTTCACCTCACCGCGGAAGATGTAGCCAGGGCGCTTGGCTGCGCCACCAGTGGGCTTGGTCTCCACGTTGCGGCAGGTGGCCATGCTGGTCATGTAGCGCGCCAGATCGACACGGCCATGCAGCCCCGGTGACAGCTCGCCGCCGGCCAAGGACGGTTGCGGGAAATTCGGCATGGCCTCAGCCCCTCGCTGCCTGGGCAGCTGGCATGTACAGCTCGTCGTCGTGCGTGCCTTCGTTGTAGTCGTGCGCTGCAGCCTGGCTCAGGGCCATCTGGTACAGCTGCTTCAGGTTCGGCTTCGAGCTGAAGCCGCGGTCACCGATGATGGCCGGCGCCGCTTCCTCGGCCAGCTTGCATGCAAGCACTTCCACAAACTGGGGCGGAAACCGCTCGGTGTCCTCGATGCGGGCCACGTAGATCAGGTAGGCCTGCTCGATGTCGGCAAGGATGCTGGCGCCCTGCTCGCCTCCGGCCACTTCGTACTCGACCGCGTAGCGCTGGCGGAAGCCGTCATTGCACCAGTGGGCCATGCGGCGCCCGGCGCGCACGCCGTTCTCGTCGGTGACCGCCACCACGCTGATGCAGTCGGCCGGACGCGCGTACCGATAGCGCCACCCCGGCATAGCTGCCTCAGTGGTCAGCGCCAACGGCATGGCGCGCATGGCCCACGGCCACTGCCGCTCTGCCAGCACCAGGTCGCGCATGGGTTCCCACAGGCGTGCAGCCACGCGGGATTCCTTCGAGCGCTCCACGAAGCTGGCAATGGTTGCGTCCTGCGCCAGCTTCAGCAGAGCAAGGTTGAAGATGTCGATCTTCGAAGGCATGGCTTACGCCTTGTCCTTGGCGGGATACATGCGCTCGGCCAGCGTCTTGCCGCCACCGGTATCCAGGCCAAGCTCGGTAATCTGGATTTCCAGCCCGCGCCGCAGCTTGCCGTCGATGTGTTCCTCGCGCATGCCAGTCACCATGCCCTTGGCCTCAATCAAAACCACCGCCCCGGCTGTCGGCATCGGGCCGATGCCAAGCTGGGAAAGCTGTTCCTCGTCCAAGTTGAGCCGCACGCCCCACGGGTAATCCGGCATGTCGCCTTGGCACGGCTTGCACTCCATGGCGTCGTCTTTGGCTTCATCGCTGCGCTTCATCGAAACCAGCTTCATTTCCTGCTCCGAAAAGAGAGAGGCCACCCGAAGGTGGCCTCATGTTGCGGTTGACGATCAGGCCGCCGGGGTTTCCGGCTTACCGTCCGCGAAGGTGCGGTAGATCATCGGGTCCAGCGTCAGGTGGGCGTTGAATGCGCCCGCCGTCAGCGGCCCGGTGCCCACCGTGTAGCGAACGCCCAGGTACTGCTTGTAGTCACCTGCCGGCAGCGGGATCACCGCCACCGTCGCACCGGCCGTCAGGTCGGCCAGCGCCTTGGCGCCGGTGGAGGCATGCACCCGGGCATTGGTAGCAAGGCCGGCGTCGTCGGCCGACTCCAGCGTGGCGGTGACCGTGGCAGCACCAGCGGCGGCGGCGGCGGTTGCAACGGTGATGACCAGGTACGTCAGAGCAGGCGCGCCGATGTTCTCGGTGGCATTCGGTGTCAGCCCG